TTGGTAATTATGTTTTACTTGAGTAATAGAAGGTAAAAACGAGTAAAGTCAGGAATTTACAAGAACTTCTAAGTAATAAAAGGAACGACAAAGTGCATAATTTTGCATAATTTTTAAGGGGTGTCTATCCGGCACTCCTTAACCTCTAAGATACACTTATTATATATAATTTGTATCGTGCCTTCGTTTCCTTCTTTGTACTCATTATTATCAAGAGAATAACTAGAGAATAGGATTGTTTTATCTTTGGTCTTTTTATATAGCCAACCTACTGTCATGCATATAGGCATAGATTTATTCTCGTAAGAACTAGCTTCAATCCATGTGGGATCACATAATCCGCTATCAATCCATTTGACTAATAGCAGTGGTTTCATTATTTCTTTGCTGTTTTTGCTGATCTTTTTAAGGCTTTGTCAGATACTGTGCCTTTACCTTTTTTGCTTGTACCAGCTTTTTTCTTTTTGTTCATATAATAATACAGTCCTTTTTTAGCAACTCTACCATCTTTAGTTCTGTGATATCCCTCAGGTACTTTCTTTGGCATTATTTCTTCTTCTTTCTTTTTTTTAGTTTCTTGAAATCTGCACCAGTAATTTGATCTCTAGGTGATGCGATCCTTGCTAGTTTCTTTTGTTTTTTAGATAGTTTTCTAGGCATTACTTCTTTTTCTTTTTTGTTTTCTTAGCTTTAGAAATCATAGGGTTTTTCTTACCATTTACTTTTTTAGCTGTCTTTTTCATTCCACGCATATTTATTCTCCTTTGTAAATTATGTCGATGCTCGACTGTTTCTTTGTAGTAGTCTGCTTCCCAATATTTGTAGTAACCTACTTTTTTTAGTTTTTGAGATGCTTCTTCTAAGTCTTGATATCTTTGTATTAAGACCATAGAAAACTCGTTATGTGTGTCAAAACCATGATCGTATAAAAAGTCTATATTATCATCACCAGTCTCAGGATGTGATGCCATGAGATAAACATCTTTGGGCATATAGACAAAGTTTAAGGCTTCAATACTTGAGTCTAATTCTGTTGCTGTTATAGATAAATCAGAGCAACCTATAATAGCTATTCTATATTTAGTTCTTTTTAATTTGTTAGCCCAATCTACTACAGTTGGAAGTAATAGTTTGGCTTCGTGTACTTCTTCTATTTTAAATTGATTATTGTTCCTACATCCCTTAGCATAAGGGCAGACTGCAAAGTTACCTAAATGCTTGTTTGGTTTTTCAACAACAGTCTTTGACCATAGACTGATATCTTCTTTTATTGATCTCAAGATTGTTTTTTCTTTTTGTTTCTTTCAGATATAGCTTTAGCTTTGCGTTTAGCATCTGCTGAACTTGAAGCTCCCCACTTGCGTAAACTCAATAACTTACGACTTGGAACTTTTTTTCCATCTTTCATTACATAATCAGGGCCTTTACTTGCACCCATTCTTGCTAGAAAACTTGCTCGTCTTGGATTATCGCCTGACTTAACTGGTGGTTTAAGGTTTAAACCTTCTTTTTTTTTAAAATATGCTCTACCTTTTGCAGATAGACCACCTTTAGGGTTCTTGTGTTCTTTTCTCATAAGCAAAACCTTTCGTGTTAAATTCTACTTTTTCTTGGGTTTCTAACTGTTCACCTAAAGATTTATTTTGGGAAGAGGCATATTCAGCTTTAGATTTTTGAAATGCAATAACATCATCAACAGTAATGTTGCGTTTTTCTTCTCTCAATATAGCGTTTTTTTCATGTGCTAATTCTAATCTATCTTGATAAAACTTTTCTCTAAATTTGAGTTCTTCGTTTTCTTTTCTAAGTTCTCTATTTTCTTTTTTTGCTTTGCGTAGTAGTGCTTCTACTTCTTTAATGGTACTCATTTTTTATATTTGTCCATAATCTTTTCACCTGATCGACCAACGATGTAACCACCAACACCTACTAAAACTATATTCAGTAAACTGTTTTGTACGCTCTCAGGTATGTTAGGAGCGGTGAAACCAAACCAATGAGCTACAACAAGACCAGCAAAAACAAGCATTAGTATTGGTCGCCAGTTTCTTTGTAACCAACCACCTTGAGCTTCTGCTGTTATTATTTTTGCTTGTGCTTCAAGTTCTTTTAATTGACCTGAAAGTAATTGTTGTTGTATTGATTGTTTGAGCTTCTCTGCCTCTGCTTTATTATCAATAGTTTTATCTATTGTTGAGAATAAAGTTTTAATCATAGGAGCTACTGCACCAAGTAAGTTAAACATCTCTTAACCTTTCTGCTAATTCGTTTGCCCTGTTTGGAACTTGTGTTGCATATTTTGAATCTAAAATTTCAAAACTTGCTGTGACATAATCATTTTCTTCTAAAGCCTGTTTTAATTTAACAAAGGTGTTAAGTCTGTTTATGCCTAAGTTAAAAGCCATATTAATAACACAGCCAAAAGCGACAGGATTAATACTTTCTTCTTCGATAAACGATCTTGCATCTGATAGAGCTTGTTGAAAGTCTCTTTCAAAGTATTCCATAATTGTATCATCACTATATTCTACTCCTTCTTGTAAGTTGTCTGAGGGCAACACCAAATGTCCTATACCCCAGCTTTTATTGCCAAGATGATCGAGATAAATTTGGTTTCTTTTGCCTTCGTTTTTTATGATTTGTTTTTTTACTTCTTCGTAATTTCTATTAGTTTGTCCAAGTACCATTTTGCCTTCTCTAAATCTTCAAGACCATTTTTTTGTTTATGTCTCACAACATACTTAATGATGTTGCCGGAAAAATAATCGAGACTGAATTCACTGATAAAGTCAGAGACTTGTATCTTTGTGCCTATGTAGTAAGGCGGATTTATTTTATCTACAGCTTTTTGTTCCATCTATTACCTCTTTTCAATATCATTGGAACTAAGTGCGGAACTCCATTAATAATAAGTCCACACCCTAGTACGGGCCTCCTAATATTTACTTTAGAGTAAGCGAAGGCCAGAGAGTCTTTGTCTATAAGACAACCTACATTCATACCCCAACGCAAACTTTCAGGGCTTGACCAATAACCTATTTTAAACTCTGTATGATAATGGCCCTGCACGAAATTCATGCCTATTGACATGGAAGATTTCACAGGATCTTTACTCATATTATGGCAAAAATAATATTCGCCATAATTATCTTTTATTATTAACCTATCGTGCCAACGCCACTTCTGTTTATCAACACCTAAAATATCTGCGTAGTCCTTCACTACTAAAGAAGGAAAGCCATGATGCTTTCTTTTTCTATAAACCATAGAACCATGATTGCTATGAAGTAAATCCATTTTAGGAAATAACTTTTCAATCATTTTAATCTTGTATAAACCTAGCTCTAATTCTTTAGAGGCATTTGGTAAATCAGGATCTGTATCGTGAAAAGATAAGGCATGATAATCGAGTTCATCGCCTATACATACAACCCTATCAGGTTTGTATTTCTTTTTAATAGCTTCTATAAAAGCAAAACTATCAGTATGACTGTATGGTTCGTGAAGGTCCGACAATATTAATATAACGGACATCTTCCTCCCTATATATTTGTCACCTCTTTTTGTGTGCAAAAGGTTGTCACATAAATATCTGGAACAACCATTACTTTATTTGCAAACATAACAGCATTGTACTTACACTCTTGCATAGTGTTATATCCTGCTGTATCAATAACTTGCGTTACGCAAGTTTTATCAAGTGGTATAGTGGGTGACTGTATACATAACCACATGACTAAAAAAAATTTCATTAATCACCTATAAGATAATTTTCTATCCATATTATTTTTTCTTTGATAACAGCTATGTCTTGTTGCATTTGTGAAATGGAATTTGCTTTGCTTTCGACAGCTTCTAATCTTTCACTCCACATACCCCATGTCATCGCTAATGATGCAAGGATCACTAGGTAAGGCAATACTGTTTTTATATCAAAGTTCATTTAGACCACTCCACCTTAAACTCATTACCCTTTTGATCTTGGATAGACATGGTTTGTTTTTCTGTGCCAAATATTTTAGGAGCTAGTTTACCAGCTTTAAAATGCACATTCTTTTGTATAATCTCTAATAGTTTCACCTTAGTCATATTTAACTTAGGATCTTTTTTTGCTTGTTCTAGCAAGACATCTAAATCTTCTATCGTGTAGAGAACACTGTCGTGTTTAGCTTGTAGGTATTGTTGATTTAACTTTTCGTCTTTGTTAATCCATTGTCTTAGTGTAGTCCAAGACACATCTAATTCTTTGCAACATTCACGAACAGTTTTACCTCTCGCTAACATCTCAAATAAATCAGATAAAATAGACTGTTTGTATTTACTCGGTCTATTACCTTGTTTTCTTACTACTGCTTTAGTCATGGTGGTTTCCTTTGGGATTAGTTTGCCTAATACTTTTTATTGGCATCCCAATCGTAGTCTTATCGCTTATTTCCATTGTTAGCTCTTAGGATGGTCTGACTTAACTTGTGCTATCGCATCACTCCAAGTAGTTGTGCCATTGACACTATCCCAGTATTGCATATCTAACTGGTCTTGGATTGAAGGATAAGCAGAAGCTCTATCTCTTTGATACTGATTGTTGTCATACTCAGTCTGGAGTAAGGCTTTCTCAGCACTTACTTCTGACCATGTGTATGGCTTCGTATCAGAGAAGATAGCAGTACCATTAGCATCACTACCTGAAATAAAATCAACACCACTGTTGTATTCTGCTTCGTTAGTTGGCTCACCTCTAACAACAAACTCATGGTTTACACCACCTTTTTTGTTGAGAGATTGTATTGCTGTTGCTATGTCTGTCATTGTTTTCTCCTTTTAAATTTATGCTAGAACCTCTAGTAATTGCATATAGCCATCTCTAGCTCTGAAATAGTTTCCAGAAAAATGGTTTCCTTGTAATTTATAATTAATAGAACTTGTACTTGAAGGACTGTCTAAATACTGAAGTGATGTTGTTTGCCAACTATCTGGACTTGCACCACTAGCATGTAAATAATGACTACACCCATTAGAAAAACCAGTTCCATTATTTGCTACAGTATAAATATCTGTACTATCTCTTAAAATTCTTTGTCTAATTCCACATTCATTTCCTCCATTATTACGCATATTATGGAAGCACATTATTACTATTAGTATTTTTGAAGATGTTGCACTAGGTGTAATAGAGGCAGATAAAACATCAATGTAAGCTGTTGTAGATGTATTTTCTAATGAAGAAGTTAATCTTGTACCTTGAACCACTTGACCAATTTTCCCTACATCAATCCCACTAGGCAAAGCAGTAACAGAGGTTATCGAGTTATTGTTCAGTCTTGTGATAGCCATTATGCTAGTACCTCCATTAGTGTGATTGTTGATATACTTTGACCATTACTATCTGCATAAGTTGTTAAAACAGTTTCAGCACCACTTCCCCTTCTCATTTGAGATTTGTAATTTGTAGCACCTGTTGTACTTGGACTATCTAAGTATTGAAAAAATAATTGTGTTTCAGTCGCACTATCTGCTTTGTATAATGCTCTATCATATTCAATAACTGTGGTTGAATCCCTAACAATATTAATATCTAAAGAACTAGCACTACCCCCAATAATAAAACAATTCATTGATATTAATACTAAAACTTTAGAAGATGCTGATGATGGTGTTATTGATGCTGACAAGTTTGTATCAGCATAAGTTGAAGATGTTGAACCTACTTGTGTAGTTGTAGAACCATAAACCACTTGACCAATCTTACCAACACCACCAATACCTAAAGATGAAGCAGTCGGAGTTCCACCAGCTGATGTTTGAATTGTGTCTACTTTAATTATAGATGTCATTATGCTAGTACCTCCTGAAGAATTATGTATTTAGGTCTTGTAAAATTACAGTTACCACCTTGTTCTACTGATGCATAAATTTGATAGGTAGTAGAAGAAGTTGTACTTGGACTATCTAAGTAAATAAAGTTAGGTGAGAAACCCATTTCTAAACTAGAAGCACCTACACTTCTTATATAAAAATTTCTAGTATTAATGCCACCAGCACCACCATTATAAATAGCAGAACCACCACGATAGATAGCTATATTAACTCCAGTGTCATCTCCACCACCACCTAATTCACCATATAGAGTATGAAAATGAACTAACACTTTAGAAGAAGTTGAACTAGGAGTAATGCTGACTCCACCATTGGTTATATCTGTATAAGAAGATGAGGTTATATTTGTTCCTGTTGCATAGTTAAAACTAATTACTTGACCAATCTTACCCACACCAAATGAAGGAGTAATAACACCACTGCCATCACTAGAGATAATAGCGTTGCCACCCTTATCCTGTATTGTATTAACTTTTA